ATCATGCAATCCCAAGAAGATTACAACAAATCTAAACTACAACATCAACAACAAAACTATCTAGAGGCACAGTGGCAAAGAGTAGATAGTGAACTATATCAAAAGGCTGTTTACTACGAAACATCTAGAATTGCCTCATATATGGATTATGAAGCTATGGAGTTTACTCCAGAAATTTCAGCGGCTCTTGATATTATGGCTGAAGAATCTTGTACACCTAGTGAACAGGGTAAGGTTTTAACAATACAATCAAATTCAAAACGTGTAAAAAATGTGTTAGAGGATTTATTCTATAACATTCTTGATATTCAAACCAACTTACCAATGTGGACTCGTAATACCTGTAAGTATGGTGATAATTTTGTCTTTATGAAAATTGACCACAAACGTGGTATTATTGGTTCATCTCAATTAACTAATATTGAAGTTGAACGTAAAGAAGAAGGTATGTTTCCACAACAAACTAAAGAAATGGATAGTACAGTTACTAAGAAAAAACAAGTAACATTCCATTGGCGTGATAAAAACATGGATTTCAACCCATGGGAAGTTGCTCACTTTAGATTATTAGGTGATGATAGAAGATTACCGTATGGAACGTCAATGTTAGAGAAAGCTAGACGAATTTGGAAACAGTTACTTCTTTCTGAAGATGCAATGTTAGTTTATCGTGTTGTTAGAGCACCTGAAAGACGTGTATTTAAAGTTTATGTTGGTAATATCGATGATAAAGACGTTGACGCTTATGTAAATAAAGTAGCAAATAAATTCAAAAGATCACAAGTAGTAGACCAAAAGTCTGGACAAGTAGATTTAAGGTATAATACACTAGCGGTCGACCAAGATTATTTCGTTCCTGTTAGAGATCCAAACGCACCAAACCCAATTGATACCCTACCAGGTGCTAGTAACTTAGACCAAATTGCTGATATTGAGTATATCCAAAGAAAGTTATTAACCGCTCTTAGGGTTCCTAAACCATTCTTAGGTTTTGATGAGCCAGCTGGAGATGGTAAAAATTTAGCTCTATTAGATATTCGTTTCGCAAGAACTATTAACCGTGTACAACAATCAATGATTCAAGAGTTGAATAAGTTGGCAATTATACACCTATTCATTCTAGGGTTTACAGATGATTTAAATAATTTCACATTAAATCTTACTAACCCATCTACACAGGGTGAGATGTTAAAAGTTGAACAATGGAAAGAGAAAGTTCTACTATACAAAGACCTTGTTGCACAAGTTGATGGTGGTATTGCGGCCTCATCACATACTTGGGCTAAGAAAAATATTTTCAATTGGACTGATGATGAGATTAAGACCGATCTTGAACAACAAAGAATGGAAAGAGCGGCATCTAAAGAATTAGAAAACACACCTTCTGTTATTAAGAAAACGGGGTATTTTGAAAGAGTTGATAAACTTTACGGTGAAATTGGCGGTGGTGATCAACAAGCTGAAGGTACTGGAGAAGAAGGTGGTGGTGATGAACTTGGTGGAGGCGGAGGAGGCTTCGGCGGAGGAGGCGGAGGTGGATTTGATATCGGTGGGGGTGATTTTGATTTAGGTGGTGAAGGAGGATTACCAGAAGGTGGTGAAGAGTTTGGTGGTGGTGAGGAAGGTCTTCCAAATGAAAATGCCTTTGGTGAGGGATTTCGTAGTCAAAACAAATCTATTATAGATAAATTACTTTTAGAAGGTAGACGTAAAAATGAGGATATCGTAATGATGACCGAAGGTATTAGGGGTTTAATAGGTGGTGATGATGATGAAGACGAAATAAATGAAGATGAAGAGGATTTATTACCTAAACAATAATATTTATTACTAAAGATATACCATGAATTTCGGATCAATTAAAGACATATACGCTAAATTTCTTATCAATTCTTATATTGTTGAATCTAAGGGTGGGACTAAGAAAAAAAAATCTAATTATAAGAATTTCATAAAAAATATAACTGAAAATTCTATACTTAGAACACAATTTATAGTTTATAAAAATATTGAGAACGGTTATTTTCCTTCTGAAGTTAGTGCTGTTGAGTACCTGAAAGAGAATATTTCACTTTTTGATAAATTTTCTAAAAAAGATATTATTAGTGAGAATCAAAAAATGGGACAAAAACTAGTTGCCACCTATAAAGGGTATGAAGTACCAGGTGAAAAAGTACCGGTTTATTATTATAAAACCAAAGAACTTCATGAAGCTATCGATAATTTAATAGTGTTAGAAAAAACTACGGAAAATATTGACAGGGTTCACGAGTCTTTTGAAATTATTAAAAAATGGTTAACCACACCGAAAGATGTCTCCGAATCTAAAAAACCAACAGTAGATGCTAATAAATTTTTAAACGTAGCTGTAGACAAATATAACGAAAAATATTCAAACTTATCCGAAGAAGATAAGAGAGTCATTAAAACATTAATGTCCAACAATAGAGAAGAGAAAGAAACTCTTTTAAAAACTATGGTAAAAGAATCTATAACTCTAATTAATAATGCCCTTAAAGAGTATGGTGGTAGTATGGATGTTAAAACTAGATTATTAGAAGCAAAAGATGTCGTTTATAATTTAGAATTTAATGAAGAAACATATAAAGAAGACATCTCTAAAATTTACGATTTGAAAAAAAGTCTAAGTTAAATTTAATTAACATTAAGTTTCCCATGGTTAAAAAAGAATCAGAAAATTTAAAAAAGTTACGTCAAATATCTCTTGAACTTGAGAATAGATCATTTGAATTTAATATAAATGAAGAATCTAACCAATATAAAATATTGACGGACAAGATTGATTCATTAGTCCATGAAGAATTAAAAAAAATGGATACTGAAAAAGACAGTAATAATAAATTACAGTGTTATGAGACACTGTTCACCTCAATTGTGTTTTTACTTGAGGGTGTAAAACAAGTAGTATAATAATGGACGATTTTAAATCACTATGGGCTGAGTATTCGAAATTAGTACTTAAGGAATTAGATAGAATGAATTCTAACTATGAGAACCTTAGGAGTGATTTTGATGAAAAGTTTAAAGAAATTAATGAGAAACTTAGTGACGTAAAAAGTACTAAAGAAACAACTGCCGAACTTAAAGCTTGGCAAGAAAAGGTTAATGAGGTTTGGTCTCCAACTCAAATGAAAGAGGCTAAAGATGAGATTTATAAACAAAAAAGTCGGTGGACAGCCACAATAGCAATATTAGTTTTCATCCAAATAATAATTGGAATAATAGCATCTCTTAATGTAATTTAAAATGGAAAAGAAAAAATGGTATCAATGTATAAAAATTCAGTTATTAGCTGATATGTTAAAAGAAAAAGGTAAGTATTCTCAGGGTAGAGTTTATCTTTTACTATCAATTATAGCGTATTATATGACTTTAGGTATTATAACACATAGTGGTGTTAAAGGTACTGATCTCACAACTTTTACAACTGTAATTGAGGCCTTACAATGGTCAATGGGACTTTTTGCTGGATATGTTTTTGGTGGAAAGGGTATAGAAGCAATAAAAACTATAATGGGTAAATCAGACACCCCAAAAGAAGGAAATGATGCGTAAAAATAAAATTAAAGACCTCGTTTAACGGGGTCTTTTAGTTTATAATATAGCGGTTTCCTCTTTCGATTATAATTAGTATATTTGATTTAATAACAATTTATAACAAATGGCAAAATTATGAGTAAAGTATTTTTAGAGTATATTTGGCTTGATGGGAATAAACCACAAACACTTAGAAGTAAAACTAAAGTTGTAGAAAGTGAGGATATTCTTGAGACTGAAGGAGTGTCAAAACAGGGTTACGCTAAATCGTACCCCTTATGGAGTTTTGACGGCAGCTCAACTAACCAGGCTGGAGAGGAATACGGTTTTAAAGGCACAGATTGTATTTTAAAACCCGTATACGTTGTTGATGACCCTTTTAGAGGTGGTCGGCATAAATTAGTTTTTTGTGAGGTGTATAACCCCGACGGCGAAACCCCACATAAAACAAACACAAGAGCTAAACTAAGAGAAATTCTTCTCGAGCTCAAATTTAAAGAATTCGACGCGAACAACAAAGAGGTTCCGTGGTTCGGATGGGAACAAGAATATATTATTACACACTCAGCAAATCAGGCATCACCATTTCAATATAACGGTGGTCTTCCATTAGGATTTAATCGAGAACATCCACAACCAAGACCACAGGGAGATTATTATTGTGGTGTCGGTGGACTTAATGTTATTGGTAGAGAAATGGTTGAAGATCATCTAAAAAAATGTCACGATATTGGACTCAATATCGGCGGTATTAATGCTGAAGTATTAATCGGTCAATGGGAGTATCAAATTGGTCCTGTTACAGCACTTAATGGTTCTGACCAATTATGGGTCTCACGGTACGTACTTCAAAGAATTGCTGAAAGTTATGGTTTTGATATTTCATACCATCCGAAACCCGTTAAAGGGGATTGGAATGGTAGTGGGTGTCACGTTAATTTTTCGACTAAAGAAATGCGTGATAAGGATGGTTTAAAGAAAATTCTTGAAGCTTGTAAAAAACTTGAGTCCCGTCATAAAGAACATATTGAGGTCTACGGTGAAGAAAACGATAAACGTTTAACTGGAAAACACGAAACCTCAAGTATGGAAAAATTTAGTATGGGTAATAGTGATAGGGGTTCTAGTATCCGTATTCCAGTACACACTTACATTAACGAAAGGGGATATTTCGAAGATAGACGACCAGCGGCTAACTGTGACCCCTACAAAGTTTCTCTAGTAATGGTTGAAACGGTATTCGATAAAGCTGGCATAACAATGGAACAATAAACAGTTTTATGAAAAGAGGGAAAGAGATTCGACTCAATCTGCCTTACGAATATAACGTAATATCAGGTGCTGTCGATAACAAAAACCCCGAATCGATTTATATACAAATATCGGCTTGGGGCAAACCAAAGAATAAAGGAGAAGAGAATTTTGACACAATTATTAAACAAAAATCTAAAAGAGTTAAACGAAAACTATTTGAGGTATTAGATGTTAATCAATTTCTACCAAAAGCAATAGTAGATTTTAATATGGCATCATCAGGTATCGCATTTGATAAACGTAGTTTTATGTCGGTTGAGTTAACACTATTTCAAAAAAACCCACTTCCAATTAATTCTGATAAACTATTACCAACATTAAACAGAATATCAGAGAAAATTATCTCAGATGTTTTTGAAACTGATGAAGATTTTAAGTTTTATCGTAGAAAAGGTTAAAAAAGAAAAACCCCGATTAGTCGGGGTTTTTTATTTATGCCTTAGGAGACTTAAGTTGAAGTTGTGGTTCTA